TAAGGAGCTACCACTCTCATATCTGGCAACAGAATCAGGCTCAGCAACATCGATGTCCATATTAAGTCTGTAGATTTTCCAGTCATCACCCTTAGCCAGACCCTTACTGACAATGAATGAATCATCACCTCCTAAACTGTCAATGAATGTTTCTATTTCGTTTTGCTTGGCATCGGAAAGGTATGGTGCAAAGATACGTTCAACTTCTGAAGTAACTATTTGCCATACATCGGGGGTCTTTGGTTCCTTATAGGGGACTTTCTTGGTTGCCTTAACAGCACCTCTGGTAAGCTTTGATACTAGGTCTGGTGCATTGGTAGGTTCAGTTTCCTTTTTTGTTTCTTGTTTTGCTTCCTTTACTTCGGACTTTTTTTTTAATGTTTTCTTTGGCTTCCTTGTGGCCTTTAGTTTCTCAGAAGCTTCCTTCTCTTTGGCAGAGTACTTATCAACCTTAGTACTAACAGTGCTACCACCCTTCTTGGCTAGTGCAAAATTAACTTTCTCTCTTTGCTTTTGTGTCAACAGTGGGAAGTATCTATCCTTTAAAGACTGGCTGTTATCTGGTGTTACTTCTCCTTCCAACCAAGTTACTAATGCATTGCGTATAAGTTCCTTTAAATTATTTGGAGCTTTCTTAACACCACCCAGATCCTTCTTTATTTGTTCAGAGAAAAATTCTGTAGTTTTACCTGTCGCATCCCAATGAGATACATCTGTATACTTACGATCATCTTCTATTTTTGAATACCAATCTTCCCTAAATTTTTCAGGTAATGAATTCTTTACATCATCTGCATCTAATACTCTTCCAGTTTTCTTAGCTTCATTTACTTGTTGCATTAGTAGTTCTAATGCTTGACCAATAGCACCAGTACCTTGTTCTATGGTATCCCCTAATGTTGAAATCGGGCCTTTTGGGGGTGTGACGGGGGCTTTTGTTTCTTTCTGAGGAGCAACCTTTGCCCTAATCTTTTCTATAACATCGATTGGCTTGTCAGTTTTTTCAACCTTAACACCAACACCTTTAGCTATTCTTCTTATATTATTAGTAACAACTGATGGTGCTCCACCTTCATCAACTGATTTAACTAATGCTCTAGCTTCTTCAACTACATCTATCCTGTCCTTTATCTTTTCTTTCCCCTTCTTACCCCTTCTAGCGGCAAGCTTATCCTTCATCTCCTGTTGCTTGTTACGCTTCTTGGGAGCCTTGGCTGACAATCCCTCATCTGTTACCTGCTCAGGAGATTTAAGGGTAGCTGACTTCTTCCTATTGTCAACCATACCCTCTGTCAAGGCATCTGTATGTACCTGCTCCTCAACATCTGCCTGAGTTACTGGTCTGGTGCGAGGTGTTCTAGGTTTCTCAGTACCTTCAGCTACTCTCAGTGGCGTATCAGCTTCCCTACCTTCAGTAAGGAATCCGTTCCTATATTTACCACCCTTTTCTTTAACGCTATAAGTGTCAGCTAATCCTGACAGCAGGTGTTGAAGCATGCCTTCTGCTTCTTTTGTATGCTTCCCTGTCTTTTTATTAACAGCATAATCATTAATAGTTTTAGATCCCTTAATAGTTTCACCCAACCTCCATGCACTTTTGTTAGGCTTACTAAATATAATATTTCCTTCAGGATCAACTCCATCAAACCTCCACTTCTGTACTCTCTTCGGAAAACTATTAGGATCATCATTGCGAAAGCCCCTATTCTTAGAATAATGAAGGACAGTTTGTCCTATCAGTGGCTTGTATTCTTCTTCTGTAACAGTCTTAGGACTTTTTATAGCACTTCCATCACGATTATAAAGTGTTACTCGTCTGGTAAATTTAGGGGAAGCAGCTACTTCAGCAGTAAGTTCTTCTTCTAGCTCAGCTACTTCTTCCTCAGTTGGCTTCTTCTCAGCCTTCTTATCACCCAGAACCTCAATATCAGAAGCAGCTCGTGCTCTTGAAAATGGAAGTGCATCACCGGGAACTTCTATTTCAAGCTCCAGTGCTAAGTCTTCTGCTATCCTATCCCTTAAGTCTGCTGGGATTTGATATTCATTTTTCTTTTTACCTTTCTTTGTTGTATATTCAGTTGGTTTGATGCCTTCTTCCTCAGCCCTTTCCTTAATCTTGTTATATAACTTACCTCTTTGATAGTTCCAATCCCAACCTCCTTCTTGGAATCCCTCCCTAAGTGCCCATGATTTAACAAGTTCAACTATCTCAGTAGCAGATTCACCTACAGTTAGAGTTTCTGGTATAGGAGTTTCTTCATAAATTGTTTCTACCGCTTCTTTTTTAACAGTTGGTTTTTTCTTTGGTTCGGTTCCCTTCTCCGCAACCACACTGGCTTCCTTTCCTGTACCAACTTGTTCAACTGCTTCCCCTGCTTCTTCTTTTTTTGGTGGTAAAACTGGTGGTAAATCCCCAGCCTTGGTACTTACTGGTGTAGCATCAGGTGCAGGCGCAACTACAGGTTCACCTACTTCTTGAACAGGTTCACCTACTTCTTGAACAGGTTCACCTGCTTCCTCAGCAGGAGCCTTCTCAGTCCTGACTGCATCAGCTTTAGGTATAGTGCCTGCCTTCTCCATGTTAGCAATAACAGCATTAACACCTTTGTTGTCAAGCTGAGTATTGCCTTGGGCTATTTGAAGATAGACTTTATCACGTGGGCTTCTTTGTTCTTCTGGTGTCTGAAGTATAGTATCTACAGTCTGCCTTAGAACTGCATCTTCATTAAGCTCAACTGCTGGATCGGCTGCTTCCTGTATTGGGGTAGCATCTGGAATGAAATGAGTTCCGGGTTTAAATGAATCTAATCTACGCTTTCTTTCTGCTGTACGTTTTGGTTCTGTTCGCTCAGCAAGGAGGTCAGCCCCTTTTCTCATGTCAGCTATTTCTTCATCAATGACCCGTACAATACGATCATCCTGATCAACAGCATTCTGTCTCATTCTATCAAGTTCTATGAGGGCTGTCTCAGAATCTGGTATATCTATTTTAGATCTAACCTCATTTAATATTATTCCCTTAGGAACAAAGTCCTCATCACCCGGTTTAGCGGTTCCTGATGGTCGAGCAATGGGGTTGCCACTTTTATCTAAACTAAAAGATCCCTTTTCCCATGCCTTGTATCCTCTATATCCACTAACAGCACCAAAAGGGCCACCCATAACACCACCCATCAGTGCCTCGTAGCCTACCTGCTTAGGATCAATTCCATATATAGTGCCTGCTAATAATGGGTATGGAATCTGCTCACCAACATCTCCTAATGCCAACATCTTAGCTTCCATTGCAGTATACTGGGAACCTGCTGATTGAAGTGCCTCTTCAAGTGCCTCTATACCTGATGACTTTGCACCTGTTCTCATTATAGTTCCCCATTTACCTGATGAGGTCTTAATCATTTTAGCAAAACGACCTGCACCAGCAGGTGTTCTGTTAAGTGGATTAAATAAATTACCTAGAAATACCTTCCATGCACTATCATCAGCACGTTCAGATAAAATCTTTACAGCCTCTAATCGTATTGCTTCTTCATCTTCAGTGGTAAGCTTCTTCTTCATTGCAGTCTCAAGCTTCTCCCTTACCATTGGATCTGTAATAATATCTACATAATTAAATCCAACTTCTGCCAATGCTTCTACTGTATTCCTTGCCATAAAAGCTGTCAGCCAAGCGGCAGCTCCAGTTACCCCTATGGCAGCAGCAGTCTTTGCTCCAACAACTGCACCTGCTACACCACCCGCCATGACTGCCGCCATTGTTGGGACAGATACGGATAGATCAAAGAGGAACTGAGTAACAGGATTCATATCCTTAGATTGGTATGCGTATATAAGACTGTTCTCCCACCTTGATTCATCCATTTGCTCTAGGTTGTCAAGCATACCTTCAGGATCATCGAATGCTTTTGCTATTGCAAACTCACTTACATCAACCATCTGACCACCCAGATTTTTAACCATCTGACCCCACCTGCTAACAGTTCCACCGAAGCCTTTCTCACGGCTGAAATCTCCGGGGTTATCTGCTTGCCCTAAACCATATGCATCAAACAAGTATTCTAAATCATCGTCAGATATGTCAGGCATGGTTGATTTGATCTCCCTTCTTAGGGAATTTCTTTTCAACTTCCATGCTCCATATGGATTGTCTGGCATATTATAAAGGCTATCTAATTCAGACCTGAACTTTTGTGCCTGAGGAGGTATTGCTAAAGGTTGAGGAACTATAGGATCAACCTGATATTTCCTCATACTTGTATCTTTAAATCCTTTATATTGTTCTGCCATATTTAGTTCCTCCTTTTTCTACTACCATATCTACCCTTGCCAGAAGGTTTTCTTGACTTACCGCTATACTTATCTTGAGTCATTACTGCAGCCCAGAATTGTTCAAATCTGTTTTGCAAAAAACTTTTTCTTGGGCTAGTCTCCGTTGCATATAAACCCTTATTAAATAGTTCAAACTCTGCTTTCAATAATATTCCTCTAGGATTACGCTCTTGATTACCTAGCTCTGTTTCAGTTCCAACAAGGTGAGAAATGTAATCACGGAAAGAAGTAAACCCAAGTTCTTTATTTCTATCAGTCATAAAAGAACCGCCATGCCTATATGCCATATCCCCTAATAGTTGTTTTAGTTCAGGATATTTTCTATATACACTAGGCTTAAGGAATTCATGATTATTAGTTAGAATTTTTAAATTTTTATCATATGCCCACATACCTAATGCTTTCCCTTCTTCAGGAGTAAGCTTAAGGCTATCCCTGTTAGCTTGTTGGGCTGGAGTAAGAACATCTATAGGAGATTCTCCTCTTTTAACATGACCTAAAAATTCATGAAGATCAGGGGCTAAGAAATATTTTTCAAGTGCTTTCCACTTAGGACTTTCTGGTTTAAGATTCAATTCCTTCCTTACCTGATTCATTATTTTAGTTTTGTGATTGGCATCTCCTTGTGCCATTTCCCATGCATTAACTGAAGGGCCAATTGCCGGGTCATCTAAATCATCAACTACATGAGCTAATCCATCTGCCTCTACTTTAAATCCTTCATTATATAAAAGATTATTTGCAACTTGCTCATCATATTCATCTGAATATATACTTTTTGGCACTGCAGACAAATCCTTTTTAATAACAGTTGAAGGAGTTACATCTACACGAAATCCGGGTTCACTTGCACCAAATTTGTCCTCAATTTTTTCAATCGCTGTATTAATAGTTGGCCCCGCCTTTTGTTTAACAACCTCAAGCTTTGCTTCTGCATTTTTAACAATAGTACTTACAGTATTTTTAATTTGATTTTTAATATTTGGAGGTAATTCATCCCCAGTCAATACACCTGCAATAATCTTATTAACTATGGTGTCAACATCTCCAACACGAGGGTCATCTCCCGGCCCTACAAGACTTTTGTTTTTTCTTATTGCTTCATCCCAATATGCCCCCAATTTTTTCCCTGCATTTGCCATGATCTGCCAGATACTAGCTTCGGTTCCATCTGGATTGATATTAGAAAATTCTATATCTAATACACCTCCACCATTGTTTATATTATCCTCTGCTTCTTCCCTTAATGTAGTTGGATCATTATTAATAATCTTTTTATTTACAGGGTTTTTAATTGATGGTGGGCCTTTGTGTGGTTCAAATTTAGGTATAGTCTCTGATCCAGAATCTATTTGTTTCTTTTTCTTATGCTTCTCCTCAAGCAACTGTTCATTGAACTCATGTAGCGAAGTTTTCTTCAAACCAGCAGGTTTCTTTTCTGGTGTGTTAATAGTATAACCAAGCTGATTCTTAACATACGCAACCATATTATTAACATCATCCCTTGGTTCTGTATACACATCAGGATTATAGTACCCGGAATCTTCTGCCCATTGCATAAAATCTGTGGTAGCAGTATGCTGAGGATTTGTTGTTAGCTCTTCAATAATTTCCTCCCTTCTCTCCTCTATATCATCTCCTTTGTAATTAGCATAGTCTTCAAGTAGTCTTTGGGTAGCCTTAGGAAATAATCCTTTATATTTAACAACCAAATCATACTTAGATAACTGCTGAGTATCAGCTATATAAGCATCATAGATTTTATTCCACGTTTTCTCTATCTTATCTCGATCTCTCCATCCCCAAGCTCTACCAGCTTGCTGGATGTTACCCATCTCAACAGCTTTCATATGTAGTCCAAGCTTATGGGTAACTTCTCGCCTTTGATTTTCCTGATCTGTGATATCCTTCTGCCAGCCAGCCTTACGCATATCCCTGCCTATAGTACCACCGAAATACTCCTGAGGCTGTTGGTCTTTTTTTAATTTTAATCCTACTTTCTGTGCTCCTGCTTCTTGAGGTTGTTGCCCCTTATATCCAGAGTAAAGATCAGCACCAAAGATTTGGCCTGTCTTCTCAGCCATGTTAGCAAATGCACCACCAGCATATCCTATATACTGCCTAGTTCTTTCGGCATCCTGATTCCGTTGTGCTATCTGTTCTGATAACTGCTTATGCCGATATGGAAGTAACCTGCCACTGTCGTAAAATGCTATTGCCATAACGTATTCCTTTTCTTAAAATTAAATATAGTTTTCAATAACTCCACCCTTTCCTTTTTAAATTTCTTTTCCAAGAAGGTTGCATTTTCCCTGTACCTAAGGGTGCGGTCATACCACCTAGTTCATTTGAACGTGGAGCAGGAAACATATTTGCACCAGAGGTCATTTGAGGTTGACCAAAAGTACCCCCATATTGTATTGTTCTTGAAGATGGCATGTCATATATACTTTGACCACCACCACTTACATTTGATAGAGCTGGCTTTTTTAAGCCATGAAACATACGATTTTCATATGGTATATTATTAGTTGTATTTGAAATTCGTGTTATTTCATTGCCTGAAGTCGAAACTTGGTCTTCTAAACTTGGGAAAGAAGTTGCAAATTCATTTGTATCTTGCCTCCCAAACCTGCTGTACATATCAGCTTCTGCACTAGCTGCCCTACCTGCTTGGATTCCTGAGTAAAGATTTGCCGCAGTACCTGCAATAGCAAGACCTGTCTGTATACCCCTGCCCATACGACCAGCATTGTATTCATCAACCTGTTGCTGTGCCATCTGGTCACTAAGCATAAGCTCCTGTTCCCTGCCCATACGTTGCTCTTCTATACTGGTTCTCCTGTCAGACATTGCATCACCAAACTGATCATAAGCTTGGCTTGCCTGCAATGATCTTCCTGCTAGGTTAGCGAACCTATCTCCTGTAGCACCATACTGAGATGATAGTGCAAGGTTAGCCTGTGATCTATTAAGCCCTGCTGTAGCAAGATTCATTTGATCTGCTATACGTGACTGGTGTGCCTGTGCCATAATCTGATCTGCCTGTTCTTCCTGACCAAGCATACCTGACTGTTGCATTATCCTGTTAGCATCTACTTGCATTTCCTTCATCCTATTCTCCTGACCTGCAAACCAACCCTGCTGTTTAGCCTTAGCAAGGTTAGTACCTGCTGTACTCTGTGCATCCATCATAAGCTTTGCTGCTGCCACAGGATTTGTTTTTGCTAAGCCAGAAGCTACTGCCTGAGTCTGCTGTAATGCAGCTTCATTACCCATCTTTGCGGCATCCATTACCATAGCTTGCACTGCATCAAAGCTTCCGGGTTGATACTTTTGTGACTCAAGATCTAATCTGTAAGCTTCTCTCTGCTTCTGTCTTTGCATTGATCTTTCACGTAGTCCTGCATAATGTTGTCTATCATCTGCAAGTTCGCCAGCTCTTCTCTCTCGCATGGCGGCTGATGTAATACCTGCTTGTGCTGCACCAGCTTGTGATTCTGATCTACCATATAATCTACGTGCTTCGTCACTATCGGTAAGGTATCTGCCATACTCATCTTGAGCACGGCCTTCATACATATCCCTCCTAGTACCATATCTATCATATGACTTATCGGATCTTTCCTTCCACTTCCTTAGCTCTTCTGGATTATGGAGTCTTCTAGGATCAGACATCTTGGGGCCGCCAAGACTCTCAAACATTCCTCTAATTGCTCTGCCTAAGGCCATAGTTTTACCTCACTTACGTAGTCTATTTAATGTTTGTCGTGCTAATTTTTTAGCTCGCTTTGCTTCAGATCTTTTTACTGTAAGCATTCTTTTAGTAGGAGTTTCATAATTACCTGATGCTGTTGAGTTTTGTGCACCTGCTGTATGCGGTGAATTTCCTGCCTGACCAGTACCACCTAAGGCTGGATTATCATATGAACTTGCACCAGCACTCCCACTTTTTGCACTAGTAGTACCTGCTCTGTTCATTCTTGGGTGTTCAAACCAATCCTGATTCCAAGGCCCACTATCAGTCCAGTAATTGTCATAATAAACGCCATAATGTATAGTGCCTTTCTTTGCAACAAAAGAAAGTGTTCCACTACCTGATAAATAAAAATTGCCACCAGTAAGCCATAAAGTATTTCCTGAGATATTATCTATCATAGCTCCATTCGCTGGCCCTTCTATTGGATGTCCTACTACTGATCCACTATTTTGCATTCTCTGGCCTTTAGTTATTGTTCCTGTGGTTCCTGTAAATGTAACAGCATTTGAACCAGAAGACCATGATGCCCCTGTTAATGTTCCTGATATATCGCTTGTATTGTAATTTCCCGTATTACCCCCACCCAATGACGTAATAGCAGGCCACCAATGCCATGTAGATCCATCAGTTTCTTCATGATCTTTTAATTTATCTTTATACTTATCCATTGACTCTAAAATTCCATATGATTCTGGAGAACCGGGTGTAGTATATCCTGCCATTACAACATCATTCATATTATTCATATCACCTATAACTGTATTAACTTTAGCTGTTATAGCAAGTACATCATTAACCATAAGATTAAGCTTATTTTTTAATTCGCTAATATTATCCTCTAATGTTCTAATTTGTGCAGTCTGTAAGGTATCTATTTTTTCAGTTGCCATACTATGTAGTCCTTTTAACTAATGTTCTTGCTACCTTCCTTGCTCGTTTTTCATTTTTAATTTTTAATGTCATAACTGCTGTTTCTTCAGGAGCATAGTTAGCAACCATTGTTGCTGTCTGGGCTGTTGCAGTATATGTAGTTCTTGGGTTATTATTTCCTTGAGCTGTTCCATCTAAGTTACTTACAGATGTACCTCCAGTCTGCCATATAGAAGAACCTTCATTTGCAGGAGGATGGGATTCTTCATATGTAGCTCCACCCGGAGCAGTTGCTGCAGTAGGTAAATACCTATGATCTTCAAGTGCTTGAAACAATTGATCCAATCTTTTTAATATGCCGGTATTCGATTCACCTCCACCACTTGCCACAGAATAACCTGCATTAATAACAGTGTTTAAATCATCTGCATCTGAAATTGCTGTATTAAGCTTAGTTGTTAGTGCAAGAATATCTGCAACAACAAGATTTAATTTATCCCTTAAATCACTAACATCATTTTCTAGAGCAGTTATCTTCTCCGATTGTATTATATCAATTTCTGCTAAGCTCATTAGCTATAACCTGCTTCCTTCCTCTCCTCTGGTGTCATTTTAGAATATCTTTGCCTTTCAGCCCAGCTAGATCTCCTTTCGTCAGTCCATAATAGTTCACACAATGCCTGTATTTCAGAATTAACAGGGGAGTCTGAGAAGTTATGGTCTGGATTTAATGAATATTTTTTTCGTTTTCCCTCTATTTCTTCGTGATAGTTGCAAATACCATACTGAAAATTAAAAGATACTGATATTACTTTACCCATCCATTAATACTGCTAGTGTTTCAGACTGTTCTTTAATCATTTCCCTTAGATTTGCCACCTCACCAGACAATGCAATTACCTTAGATCTAAGTTCTGCATTAATTCTCTCCTGATCCCTGAAAGCCTCCTGTGTTATCTGATCTTCTATCTGGGAAGCAACTACATTTATTCCATATCGTTCTGCTTCAGCCATTAGCTGGGTACTGCTGGAGTTTCAACATCACTTATACTAATGTCAGTTTCAAATGAACCAACATAACCTCTTGGATTATTATTAGTATTATCGATCTGCTTCCATTGAAATATGTATCCCCTACTTCCTGATGGCATATAAAACTTCTCAGTCTTCCATCCAGTTGAGCTAAAGAAACGACTAGAACCTATCTTAGTGCCATCGAAATACATATCTATAGTAACATCACCCTTGTATGTAATCTGTGCTTCTGACAGCTCTTTAACAACTCTGTGAGAAGCTATTGGGGCAGCAACTAACTCACAACTAACCATGTCACAGCCCTCCTCTATACTAACCTGTACCAATGATCCAGCTTGGGAGGGGTTAGGGAAAATTCTAAGAGGCAGAAGCTTCCCTTTCACTGCAAGCCCCGCACCAGAAATTGTTTCTGTGCCTGCATGATCCCCATCCACAGCAAAATTAAACTTCAGATCATCACCATCCTCTCTAGGTATTACGCCAACAAGTGCCTGATGAAAAACTACTGGTGCTGGATACTGTTGAAACTCTGCCATTATGCTGCCATATTTCCGTTGAACTGTACTGATTCTATAGTACCTGACATACTCTCATTCATATAGTGTATTCTTTGTCCATATGAAGATGCTGGTAAATAAACTCTTTCTTCTTTAAACTCACCTTCTGGATTAGTTAGTTCCTTCCTGTATATAAGCTTGCCATCTAACATAACCCTGAAATCAATATCACCCTTATAGAATACATCAGCACTATGAGTTAGCGTGTGTGCCTGATACTGCTGAAGTGGATAGTGTCTTATTGATAATGTCTGAACCCTTACATTACCCTGTATTTTTACAGATATAGTTCTAAATCTACGAAGATCATTTAGGTATAAGTCAGCAGACAATGGCTCAATCCTATCACTCGGAGGGAGAACAAAAGTTCTTGCTGCTGTTGTATCATTATTAAGGAATACATCTACTACAGGTAGGTTGCCCCAGTATATTGTACCCGACCCACTCCTTAGTGGCTCTTTATCAAGAAGTAGTGCAGGATATGTAACACCACCAACAACTGAAGTAGTCACACTACTAACAATAGTATTGTCTGCAAGCATCTCATTCCATATTCTATCACCAGCCTTAATTGTTGATGTATCAAAATCAAGGGGCATAACTATCTTTTTACGTTCTGTTTCAGATAAGTTACCACCACCTATATCAATCTCAAAATACTGTTCGGCATTCCCATAGTTGATAAACACATCATACATATCTACTTCTGAGTCAGCCCCTGCTGCTGCTAAATCACCTGCATCTAAGTCATCTGGGTTCATACCCAATAAGGAAGCGGCTAGAGACTGACCTCGTATGCCATCTGACAATGTAACTGCTGACTTAGAATCAAGCACCTCATATACAACAGCTAATGAACCTAATGCTTTTGCAAGTGCAGGCTCTCCTGCATCAATCTTCTTGCTTCTCCATGATATATTAGTAGCTTTAGTTGAGCCTATCTCACTTACACTGAATGTGCTGTCACTATCTGATACCTGATTATCTTTAGTTACAACGATAGCCTTACCAAGAGCCTTTGAATAATGTGCATAGTAGGCTTCTATTGAAGTCTTACAAAGTCTTAAGTCACCGCCTGTAATCTCAAGTCTGAATCCAGTACCATTACCCGGCTTCTGGAATAACCAGTAAACTCCATCTGCTACTAAAGCTCTAGGTTTAACAAGATTAGTTATTATATGTTTGTCCCTAGTTAAATACTGAACCTTACCAGCCTGATAGTATGCAATCCCATCATTAGCAGTAAGCCATAATACCCCGCCACCAAATGTTGCTACTGTTTGTTCGTCACCATCCTTAATTCCATGTGCATCTGGAACCCTAAAAGCTATCATTGCTTTAGGATCAGTACCCCTCACCCTGTATAATGAGTTAGTTGTCCATACAAGACCTTCACCTGCATGCTCCATTATTGCCCTGATTTCTGAGTCTAGTGTAACAACTGCATCAAGAGGCCAGTACTCAGGAGTTCCATACCTTGAGAACTGCAAGTTTGCATCTAATGCACCAAAGTACATTGATCCTACTGCTGTTATATACCTATAATAATCCTCACTACTTTCTGTTTCAAAGAAGTTTTTCTTTTCTTCATTATATGTAAGACCTACTGGAGGATAGTTATCATTTTGTAGGTAGTGCAGTGATGTTACTGGTGCTCGTGCTTTGTCCCTATACCCAAAACTATTAATCTCTATTGACATACTTTCTACATCTTGATCCGTAAAGTTCTCCTCATAACTGAATACTGTTACTCCAGCATTGTGCGTAGATGGTAAGCTTCCTGCTGCATTAGTTGTACAACCTGTAAGTTTATTAGGAGTAGTTGTTAGATCTCTCCCAGTATAATCATATATTTCATTGCCTATAAGAATCCTGCCTGAGGCTTGGAATAATGCAGCATCTTCAACTTCTATGGTTATTGCACCAGTGGCGGCTGCATATGGGTTAATAATATCTGTTTCAAGTGTTGTGGTATCCTGATTTCTATGCTCTATTTCAAGCACCCACTCAATTACATTAACAGCCTTTGCTGCTTCGTGTCTGCTTGCAGATGAATCATACTGTGCACGTTCACATCCTGTTAATGATGTACCTGATATACCAGTATACGATACATATTCTTCCTCAATCTTAACAACTCCTGCAGTAGGCCAAGCACTTGGGTTTGTTGTGCTGGCTAAGGCAATCGTTGTAGCTGTCTCATTAATCTCAGATGATAGTGTAGTTGTGTAAGCAACACTGGGAGAAACATTTTCACTAAGCTGAATTATATTCCATGAACCATCCATATCAGATGGTGATGTTATCTTCTTAAGTGTATGGGTTCCTACACCATCATCTGTTAAAGCTATTACAGTACCAGTAGGAGTAGTAGCTAGAGTAATAGTATCTGCGTCTACTTTTGTTTTTACATAGTAATCATTCCCTGATACAAGAGGTTCTGGGAGATCATCCCCAGATAGCCTTACCTTATTGCCAACCTCAAGCCCATGTGCAGAACCAAAGTCTAAGTTATTAGCATTAGATGAAAAAGTTGTTGTAAATGTTTGCCCTGCACTTATCCCTGTTGCAGTTAAATCAAAGTTTGAATTAGTAAAACTTCTTAACTTAGTTATATCTTTAAATGTTTTAAAGTTGTAAAACTTAGATAAGGCAGATACACGAGCAAATGAACCAGTCAGACTACCTAAAGTAAGTGGGAAGCCTGTTAGATCAGGCATATCTATATCACGAAGGAACATCCATTCTGATGAATCACCACCATAACGATACACACGAATAGTTTCTATATCTGTATTGTCAAAGTGAAAGAAGTTCTCATCAAAGTTAATCTGTATGCAATCATCTGCACTATCTAATGGTTGTATACCTTCAGCAGATGCTACTGATGGAGCACTTTCATTCCCCCATTTATCTAAGAAAGAAGCACGATAATAAAAATCTATATTCGGCCCATAAGGATTAAACATATTAGGTGCACCAACTAAGAAAGCAGAGATTCCAACCTTTGAGGCATCAAATGCATTGTTTGCTGCATCTGCATTACCTAAGGTATATCCTATTTCTGTAGCATCAACACCACCTTTAAGTGGTATTGCTTTATCATTTAGTACATAAAAGTTTTGACCTGCTTCCTGATAGTTAGTAAATGAAATTCTATTGTTTGCACCAGTTTGCCCAGTAGATGGCAGTACAGTCTCAGATGTTTTAAAGAATGCTACGTTACGAATAACCTTGCTTTTAAATTTAACTTCAATTTTAGGATTTGTTATTTGTGAACCTACCCCTCCTGACTGTAGTGTTGCTGGAGCATCTAGTATGTACCATGTGAATTCATTTTGATCTCCTAGCATTTTATTAGCTTCATGGTTTAATCCTATAGTTGGATCTCCAGTACTATTAAAAACCCCAGAATCAAACTTCCATTCTACTGAAAGATACCTTGGTGTGCCCTGATCAGTTGCCTCCCCTTCTCTAGTTTTTATTACTTGTCCCCAAGCAGATATATTATTGCTACTAGAAGAATGATTAATCCAAGTATTTTTAAGATCAGATTCAAAAAATGGTACTGCTGTATGTACATCATATTTTTCTGTAGAAGCATCAGTGTTATCTGTTCTTGTTATGCCCCAAACTTTCAGTCCATCAAAGTGTAATGGCTTAACAAAGTCGTATGATAGTATAGATGTTTCTGGTTTTGTTGAGCCTGTCTTAACCAACCTCCATCTAGGTGTGGAATCTGCATTAGGTTTAATCTTTACAAATACAAATACAACACTGCTTGCTATTAAATGTAATGCATCTTCAACCAATCCTGTAAGTCCAAGACCAACTGCTTGTTCTGGCTTTGCCTTGGTATATTTAACATTATAGTATGGGTCATATACAGTAATACTATTGTCATCAACAACAGACAGGTAATCACTTGTTAAATAATAAACCCCAGCATTGCTAAATACCCTAGATGATGGAGCTACATCACTGTCAGTACCATTCTGAGAGTAAAGCTTTTGATTCCCTTCAGCCCCCTTTACATAAAAGATTCTAGGTTGAGAACCTGATGTTGCAGTTACTGCCCTAACATCAAGCATACCATCAGTGCTATCTTTCCATTTGATAGTATGCTTATAATCAGAGTTTGTTGCTTCTGCTCCTGAGTTTGCTCTTACTTCTATGGTTTGTTTTGTATCACTGTTAGGTTCAATTGGAGGCCGATGTCCTATTAATACATGACCAAAGAGGTCAGTCTGTAGCACTTCCCTCTCAGAACCATCAAGTGCTTCATCTACTGTTGCAGGCTTATAAATATAAAAGTTACTTGCATTTTCTTCATTAAATGGATCAATAGAATTTATAACCGGATAGCATTCTTCATCTCTAAAATCTCCATCACCGGGGTACGTTGCTCCTTCGCCTATTCTTTTTAAAAATAGTTTAGATGAACTATTATTAATACTTGTTATCTCAGCCAAAAAATAATCTTTTTCGTGCTTCCTATGTGAATTAGGAAGTTCATTCATATTACTTTCTGATGGCCTTACTATACTTCCTGATGAGTTAATTCTAAAAGAAGTATTCCATGATAATGTTCTATTGCCGTTTCCTTGCACTTTAATAACATCCCCAACTGTAAATGTTTTGTCAGATGCACCAGTAAAAGATATGCTTTTTTCACTCCTATTTATAGTTGCTTTAGCCCATAGCTTAGATCTTGCAAATCCTGTTTGTACTGTCATTGAACCACCGGGAGTATAGCTACATAATCTAATTATATATGAGTCATAACTACCTGTAATTTTATTCTGGTAAACATTGGCTCTACTTGTTGAGTGCCTACTTGTTTTTACTATATTAGATTGATCTGATCTCGTCCAACTACTTGAAAGAGTATGATGATTTTGCCATGAACCACCAACTGATGGTGCCCAACTATAGTGTTGTTGTTGTATTCCTTTTTTACCTGTTCTCATACTATAGTGATAATAAAATTCAGTCTTACTGGCAGTGACTATACCTTTTACATAATAATCTCTCCATGCTTGTTGACTAGACCAGTATCTCCCTAATGTTTTAGGAATGCTATTATTTGTATATGTTATTTCAAAATCATATGCTGGAACTCTAAGTTTATAATGTGGAGCTATAGTGTAATATTGATAACTTTCAGGGCCACCTCCGGGGAAACCTCTGTCATTAGTACTAAGCACTTGTCTGGAATTCTCTGCATAAGAAACGCTAATATTGTTTACATCATTTTGACTTGGAGTTTGATTACTTTTATTTATAAGAAAAAACTGAGGTTTATTACTTCCTACTTTTACTTTTGTCCATGTATTCGATTGAACAAGGCATGCTGCCCATTTAATTCCTTGGTTAACAGTTCTATTATAAGCAGTATTTCTCCCACCTTTTACTGTCACTGTAGTAGATTGCCAACTAGCCTTACCTCCTTGTTTTTCTGGAGGATTAGATCCTGATTTTGACCATATTTCTATATCATCACTGCCTGCATTCCAGTTACCACTTGATTCTCCATCAGTAAAATTATCTCTTACTAATAAAAGAATTGAAGTACGAGAAGGTGGTAGTATCCACCTCTCATCTGCACTACCAGTGTATTCAGTAGGAGTTGTATTTGTTGTTTTTATTTTTTGAGCAAAGGTAATAACACCATTACATATGTCAACACTGCTAATTTCCTGACCTGTTGCACCAGAGGTAAAACCAAAGTCACTGCCTGCATTCCCACCCTGACTTACATCAACAGTATCAAATGAATTAACAGTCATTGATGATGTGCTAAGCTGCACAGTATCTAAATGTTGAGCATCCCAACAGATAAAGTAGTTTTCTTTAAATAAATAACCACCGCTATGATGTGTAAGATTACCAGACTGTACTAGATTAGTAGTCCATCCCCCAGAACCATCTGGCTGACGAGTAGTAACCTTCCAGTTAGATGTACTATCATCTATCCAGTAAGGCTGACCACTGTAATAGTATATTTTTTTATCTGTAGCGTTAGTATCTGCCCTGTGTTCTTCTAGCGAGGGGGCATTACTGTATGGTGGGGTTAAAGTTTTATCTCCTGTGTCTACTATACCAAACTTGTCACCTTCTAGTTTTAATAGATGCGATCCCTCTGCGGGTCTGAGTCCCCTAGAACCTTCTGAGACAACAGATCCTGTGATAATAGACTTGGGAGGTAGTGAAGGGCCAAGGTTCCTAGATACATTTGCATCATCATTTACTATCTCTTCAAACTGAGGTCTTTTATTATCGAATGTTTTAACAACTCCGATACCAGATTCCTCAAATGATACAGCTTCTGAATCACGTATCCACTCACCCCGGTAATGATAATGACCAGCATCTGTTAACTCTTCTAACCCATCTCCGGGTTCAAGAGCAAAGCCCTTTAAGTTAATATCAAGGGCTTCTTCTCCTTGGTCATCACGTAGATTCTGGGGATCAATCTCATTTGATATACCACCAGTAAATTGTCTAAGTACATTCCTTGGCATCTATCACAACCCCTATAGTTATTAGTTTATGTCTCATGTAGGATTCTGAGGGAGTACCTTAGGATTACATTTATCTGCTAATATTTTTGTAAGGTTTACTTCCTTAATTATCTTTTCCTTTTGAACTTCCTCAGGCGTAAGCATCTCACGGATTGTATCCGTATAGCAATCGCAGGTTTGCCAGACTAATATCTGATTCATGAACGGATTCTTCTGTCTCCAACTCACTGAACAAACTTGCCAAAGACTCCTGATCTCCATCGTACTGAAGTTTCCATCGTACTTTGGTTTGATCTGAGTGGTTTTCTGACAACTCCCAGTCAGGCTCAAACTCAGCAGTAAGACCACATTCCAGTTCAAGAATAATTTCCATTTTAATATGTCCATACAGTTGGTCTTGGCCCTTCATCTGGGGATAATATATCAAGATGTACAAATCTTTTTGCGTGAACACCTCTTTGACTCATACCTACCCCACTCACCCCATGCTTTTGTGCAATAGTAAATAACCTCATAGCATCAGCACCAGATATAAGTATGTCTGCTGCCTTAGCAAATGTATGTGGCCCCTTCTTCCCTGTTGTAGACACCCTCTGATTATGCTCCTCACACCTAAAACCAGATGTAATCTTCAGTGGCCTTTGCATTTCATCTCTAATAGATTGAAGAATCCTCATAAATTCATCATCCATATCAGATTTGCCACAACAAGAACAGGCCATTTCATCAGTTGTAAAGTTCTTAGTTATAAGCATACCTATCCCTCCAATTAGAATTCCTCCAAATTGTCTCCGAGTAACGATATAACCTTTTAAGGTTAATATTACTTAGCGATACTCTTTTCATAGGCTTGTAATATCTTGTCGTCAACTTCGTTTTTAGTAGATTCAACAAGCCTTCTTAAGAGTATTAAAATTACCTGCTGGAGAAGCTTCTCGCTAAGCATCGACATACACATTGTTTTAACTGTTGCACCTACCAATGGTGCTAATAAACCTATCATTAATTTTCTCCTGTAAGTGAGTTTAGTTTTTCTGAATTTTGGTTTACCTGAAACTTAATTACCTTAACATCTCCACTTAATTCGGAGACAGTGACAAGTAACCATGATATGCTGGCTATTACTAACGAGCCAACTACAAGTAATATATTATTTACAGACATAGGCTGATTCATGTTTAATGTGCTGTTACCTTCCCTAAGTGAATACGAATACCTGTAACTATTTCTTTTAGTTCTTTCATTTGATATGAGAATGTATCTTCAGCTTCCTGTAAATGCTCTATATGTATTGATTGCTGAGAAACTGTTTCTTCTAAATCTAATACAGTACTGAATAACCACCCTACAATTCCTAATAACCCTGCAACAACTAAAGGTGTGAATGTTTTTACTAAAGCATGATCTGTAGCAGCAGTTAATGCACTGCCATTTCCATTAGCCATTATTTTTCTCCTCCATTTGTTTCCTCTGCCTCTGCATCCTTCTTGTCCTTAAACCAATAATCAGTGGATTTTGCGAGAACCGCCACATAAGCTCCGAGCAATACATTAAGAAAATCCCTTGAAGTATCCTTAACCTCTGCATAAAACAATAACCATAATAACGCCAGAAACGTAACCGCATTTGCCACCGAAATAGTAAATCGTGCCCAGAAGAGTAATAGTTTTCTGTTTTCAAGAGGATCACCTCCACCACCTAAAAGTGATTTGTGTAGTCTTCTGCTCATTCATTGCTGCAATCTAATGTCTTATCAATGCAATTCCAATACGGCCTTACGTAAGCTCTGTTAGCCCTTAATGTCCCACGATAAGGGCCATCATTAACCCAATACCCAGCTCTATCTGGAGGAATAGGGGAGCACCCATTAAAAAGGAAAGTCCATATTATTATGAGGTACAAGCCCCATCTCCATAAGAAAAGTTCAATCATGGTTTAGTAGGCCATGTTATATCATCTGGATCAGAATTATCCTGTGGTACTGATCTCAGTTTAGATCGGTAGGTTTTCATATCCGCAGATAAAGTATTATCTCCTAATGCAAGATAGTCTGTCTCTGCTAACTTACTGTTTCTCTCACTCCTTACATTATCCCACTTATCTGCCAGTAGCCTAGCATCCTTTGCTGTGTCATCTCCTATGAAGTGAGACTTAACACCCTCTATTTCTGAATCCCTTTTGGAAGCATAGTATTTAATGTTGTATGTTGTTCTTTCTAATGTGTTGGAAACATAATCATCTAACTGCCCAAGTCTTTTTTGAACATCTTCATCAGTACATTCAACAATGGTAAAATCCTCAGACGGATAGGTAACTACAGGGGGATCACCAGAAGTTATTGTCTCAATCCAAGCCCAATACTCAGGTTTGGTCATACCTTTAGACTTTTTCCTGCATTGCCATTCTGTTTCGTGAACCGATTGGATTACATTTGATTTATGAGATATAAACATCTAATCCTTTCTTAATCTTTTTATTTCAAAATAACCATTTTCGTGAGTACCTAATATTGCACCATATACTTGAATATAATCTCCTCTTTTTAACTCAACTCTACCCCAAAATGAAACTGCCGCAGTAACATTTGCATTATCGTTCATATAACTCATACCAATATCATGACCATTCTTTCTAATTTTTGCATAATCACTATCTGAAATAGAACTATTAAAATGATACTGGCATAACATTTCATACCAACCATCAACTAGACAAATCATTCTATCGTATGCGATTGCAAAATCCTTATTAAAAAGTTCTCCCATACCATTCTGTGAACTATGTCTTTTTCCTCTCCATTCATCCCAAATAATAGTACCTAAAGAAGTTTGACCATCATCTTTAGCACAAGATACAACTATATTTGAAAGGTAACTCGTATCTCTAGTAACCTCATCCCAAGTCTTTCCGTCTGGTGTAACCACAAGATTAGTCTGTTCCATATTCCTATCGCCACCTACCAACTCATGTAGGTAGGGCGTTTCAAAGCTCTGGTAATGGGAAGATGTGTGGATTGGAGTTGCTATATCTATAGCATCAAGATCACCATCAGTTGATGCTTTATTTTTTGATTTAAAAGTATAAAGTCCTAAAGTTTT